ATTAAAGCGCTGATTGATAGTGTCAGACAGTTCTCTCTTGACTTCTTCAGCTCTGGCTTTGGTCAGTTCTACTTGATCGTTAAAGTCTTTTTTGATTTTGTCGACCTTTTGGTCAAAATCTTTATCTGCTGCTTCAATCTGCGCTTGGATTTTCGCTTCAATGCCATCTTGTTGCTTTATCTGCTTGGTAATCGTTCCCTCGTACGAATACTGGGTATCGTTTCCAGCCTTACTATCTGCACTGATACGACCTCTCAGACCACCTTTAAAGATAAAGCTCTGACTTAACACGGGAACTTTAAAAGTCTCTTTCTTGTTGGTCTGAATGGTTACCCACTGCCCAACCTCAAGTAACAAATGTCCTTGGTAGTTGAGATTATACGGATAGTAAGTTAGGTTTTTCAGTTTGTAATACAGGTCATTTAAAGCGCTCTGGGTCATGAAGACATTGTCCAGTTCCAAAGACCGACCTGTCTTCATACCGACCGTCAGAGACTTCTTGTCCGTCTTACAAGTGATACCAGATATCTGATACTCAATCTCACTCTTGGTCAAGCCATGCAAGAAGTAACTGTCAGCGTTGATCGTGATATTGGACTCAGTCAAATCACGGATTTCCATCTTGCCTTCTCTGTTGAAGAAACAAGACATCCCAATCATCTGAGTCATAGCGCTCAGCATATCCCTAAAGGAAAGTTTCTTGCCCTCAGGAACTTGCTCAATATGATAACGCATCGCGCTGATTCCGAAATAGTCATTCGCTAACTCAATGCCTGTTTTCAGGCAGATTTCCTGAATAACCTCTCGTACTTCAGCTGGGAAATGCAAGTCCGTCACGTACTCACGATTGAGCTTAAACATACCGTCCATAAGTTCAAGCGTGGTAGTGTTTCGGTTTCGGTCAATCTCAATATCGTTGATGAAGTATTCCCCCATCTTGACCCACTGGTAGGTATCCCCAACCAGTAGACCAATCTCAGGGTGCAGGGTATCCAGCTTATTGAACGTGGTAATGATACTGGTAAAGGTAATTTTACCGCTACCAGCGCAGGTTCCACCAGGCTTATAAGTATCGCCCTTAATGTAGCCATACTCAAAACTAGCCTCTTTGATATCCCGTGAAGCATAATCACCAACACGAATAGCCAGCGTCCTTTCCTTGGCAAACATGGCTCTGTCAAATTGTCGTCTAGTTAAAGCGTCCATTTTCTTACCTCTCTACCAGATTAAATTTAGCGCCAGACCAAGGTTTAAACTTCTCAGTAAAGGTATAGCTAGGAGCTGTCCTATCACCGACATAGAAAGTCTTTGTGACTTGGCCATCCATGGGGTCTGGATAAGATACCTCAAAAAATTCAGATGATACAGCATGTAAAAGCTGACTTAATTCTCCCTGAGTCATCATACCCCATTCACAGTCTAGTTTGCGTTTGGTCGTGATACGGTCACGCATCATGTCGCCATTGGCATTACGCCCTGTCTCTCCATCGATATCTTGAATACCGACTTGAAAATATTTGGGAGGCTTCACAGCCACCCCATTGATTGTCAATTGTGCCATTTAACCTCCTAAATCTTGAGCAAGGTTTGACCTGCTCGTTCATGTTCCTTGTTTATTTCTTGGATGGCTACCCGTCCGAACTCATGGCCTGCGATTTGGATAACGATGTCGCCGTCGCCAGAGAATCCACCTTGTGGACTAACACCAGCCATGGCATTTACTACCGCACTGCTGACTACTCGTCCAAGTGTTTGGATAAATCCTGTATTTTCAAGTGGTACGACTGCCTCTTTACCAGCTTCACCAATCATGGCGATTGTTGGACTATCGACGATACCACCACGGGCAAGACGAGGGAGGCTAACTGTGCTTACACTACCAACCCATCCTAGACCAGGTAAGTTTCTGACAACGCCTAAAACTCCATTAATCATTCCGATGAAGCCATTGACTACATTTTCAATCGTTCCAAGGACCGCATTAACCGCACTCTTAAACGCTCCACCTACTGCCTCTCCGACCATCTGACCAGCATTTACGAAGATACTTTTAACAGTATCCCAAACGCCTTTAAAGAAGTCGCCAATAGAACTAAAAGCATCTTTTACTGCGTTGTAAGCATTAGTGAACATCTCACCAAACCAGTTTGAAACACTGGATAACGCATTAGTCACATCTGCCCATCTCTCGCCAAACCATGAACCTAGTTTGCTAAAGATGTTTGTTAAGCCAGTCCATGCTTTTTGGAACATGTCAGTAAACCATGCCCCGATATTAGCCAACGCACTAGTCACATCTGCCCAACGTTGTCCGAACCATGAGCCGATTGGTGTGAAGATATTAACGATAGCGTCCCATGCACCTTGGAATACACCAGAGAACCACTCTCCGATGCCAGAGAATATGCTTACAATGGCGTCCCATGCTTGCTGGAATTTCTCGCCAAACCATTGACCTATCGGCTCAAAGATTTCTTGTAGTTTCGTCCATAGACCGCTGAAAAATTCGCCAATCGCTTGACAAATACCACTGATAAAATCACATAGTCCTTGCCATGCAGTTTTAGCAAACTCAACAACGGTGTCCCAGTTTTGATAGAGCAAAACACCAATAGCAATTAAGGCTGCGATTGCTGCAATAATCCATGTTATTGGACTTGTCAAAACTGCTAACGCTGCATTAAAAGCCCATGTTGCAGCTGTAGCGACTCCTGTTGCAACAGAATGTGCAAATTTCGCCGCGGTTGCTAATCCCATTTTCGCTGCATGAGCAGTCCATGCTAGAGCTGATTTACCAAGTTCTAAAGCAGTTTTTCCTAGCTGTGCAATTGTTTTACCTGAATTGACCACAAAATCTTTTGCATATAAGGTGTTCAAATAGATTGTTTCAGCAAAACTGACCAACTTATCAAATGTCAATGCTTTAATAGCAAGACCTAGATTCTTAATCCCTCCAACAATCAAAGAGACCTTACTACTTAATAATTCGAATGCCCCTGCAAGTCCTCCAGCTTGTTCAGCCCAAGACAAGAACTTAATTCCTTGCCACACGGTTGCAAGCGTACCAATCACACTAGCGATTGTGGAGATAATCTCTTTATTTTCTTTACACCAATCTGAAAAAGCAGTAAAACCATCGGTTACTAGCTTGATTGTATCAGCTAGTAACTTCAATGCCTCTAGTATGATACCGCCTAGTAAATCAGCGACGGTTTCAATACTTATGCCGAATGTGTTAGACAAGAACTCTGCAAAAGGCTTCCAACTTCCTTCCCAAAGTATTTGAATAATGTCAATTAGCCCATTAAAAGCATTAGCAATAGAGTTAATAGCAGGGACTACATGTTCATCATAAACACGACTTAAGCCATCGCCAAATTTGTTAACAGACCTTTCAATGCTCTCAAATACAGGCGCAACAGTATCTAATAAACTTTGGAAGACTGATGAAGTTTTAGGAGCGCTTGTCACAACGACTTTTTCAAAACCTTTAAACAAACTTCCTGCTAATTTACTACCAACTTCAACAATGGTAGATGTCAAACTCAACAGAGTTGACACAATAGCGCTACCGATACGAACCGCACCAGTTGAGGTAATGACGTCGTAGAAAGCACTAGAAAAGTCCTGAGCTATGTTTCCTACTGCCTCGGAAAGGTTACCAACATTATCAAACAAAGCGACTAGCGCCCTGATAATGCGTTCTTTTTGCCTTCCAAGGCCATTTGCAATACTTTCGGCAAGGAAAACACCGATACCTAGCCCGATAGTGGTTATTGAGCCTGTCACTTGCCCTAAAGCATAAGCAATTTTCTCAGCCATTCGGTTAAAGGCATTCACAACCCTTGGGTCAGTGGCGATTTCTCCCATTGTCTTAGCTATTTGGTCTAAGGCAGTCTTAATGCGTTTTATACCTTCTGGTCTAAATGCTGCATCAAAACCTTTCTTGAAGAGGTCAAACAACCCTTTGAGCTTATCTCCAAGACCATCAAAAATGCTCTTGAATTTGTTGTCCATGTCGGTCAACTCGACTTCTGGCAAGATGTCTTTGAAAGGTCCGCCACCGCCTCCCTTTCCTTTACCACCTTTGCCACCGCCTCCAGAACCGCCTGCGTCGTCATCTTTTGGTTTTTGCAAGATGTTAATCTCATCAAATCCCAAAAGACCTAGCAACTCTTTAGCAGCTTTCTTAGCGTTTTTGGCTGAGTCTCCAAGATTGTCAGCAAGTCCTCCTGCTGAATCTCCAGCGTCGTCTACTGCGTCAGCAAGGTCTCCTGCTCCGCCTGCAGCGTCTTTCATGGCGTTACCCATGTCTCCAACTGCTCCACCAACACCATCTTTCACTGTTGCTTTCTTGTTGAACATCAAAGCGATAAACTCAGCGAGTTTAGCCGTCACGTTCTTCAAAACCATAGCAAAAGAGTTCAAGACAGGCATAATGGCATTGATAATCGGTAACATAGAGTTACCAAGGTTCAATGCTGCGTCCTTCATTAGCGACTTAAACAGGCTGATACGACCATTTACAGAATTAGACAAGGTATCTCCATACTTGGCTGTAGCTTGCTCCAGGATAGCCATAAGACGGATTTGTTGCTGGGTTTGGTAGTCTAATTGTTGCCAGCTTTGTCCGTTTGAGAAACGTTTAAAAGCTTCAGTGGACTTAATCATAGCCACATTGACGTTGATTCCTAGGTCCTCAATTGCTTCGGTGTTCCCTAGCAAACCTGAGCGAATCCGCTCCATAACGTCTGTAATGCTACGCCCTGAGCCTTCAGCAACCACTGCCGATGTCTGCAACATCTTAGCGGTATAGGCGCTTAGCTTGTTGGTATCTTTGATAAATCCAGAAAATAAGTTTGAGTAGACTGCACCATAGTTAGTAGCCTCGCCCACACCCATATTCATGGCATTAGCGTTATCGTTAACCCATTTTAAGAAAGATTGCGAACTCTCACCCATCTGTCGCTTAATTTGGTTCATAGACGCTGACACTTCAAGAGCTGTCTGCGTTGAATACATCCCAACATCAAGTAATTTCTTACCAAGGATTGCAAAACCAGCGAACTTAGCCAGCTTGCCAAACGCACTACCGATTGAGCTCGACTGTTCACGAACTTTGGCAGTAGCATTTTTCACTCGGTCAGATGTTCCTTTGACCTGATTCTCGACTTCTTTCATCTTCTTCCTGAAAGGCGCTATCTCAGCGTCAATCATGACCTTCAATTCATCAAGAGTTGCCATTTACTTCCTCCTTCCTTTTTCGATTATGTCTCTCTGCAAAATCACGCATCCGTTCCTTATGCAACAAAAGCGCTTGTATCTGTCGTTCCTGTTCTACTGCTTGCTGTTCTTCTACAAACAACTCAGGCGCATATTCCCAAAGCTCAACAATCTTAGCGTCATTGGACAGTAATAAGGAAACATGATTAGTTATCATTCGCGAAAGTATGTACGAGTCAATAATCTTCTCTTTACGCTCTTGGATTTTGACACGGTTGTAGCTTTCTATCATTTCCCTGATTTCAAGCACCGTCAAATCCCAAAAATCAAGAGGCTTGCCCCCGATGTCCAAAAACATAGGATAAAGCCTCTCAATAATCTGAGTTACCGTTAAGATTACTTGACTACTGTCATTTTCTTCTTGGAAGTTTTCTTGTCCTTGCTTCCTCGTGGAGTAAAACCCGATACTTCAAAGAGTGGCATTAAAACCTCTGTCATGAATGTTGTTTGGTCTCCACCATTGTCCACGTATTCATCGTATAAATCATAGACATCCTCAAAAGAATACCCATGTTCATACTGCTGCAAGGCTCCATGAACTAACAACAGCATAACTTTCAAAGGCGGTAAAGTGAACTCTTCGCCAGCTTCAGGCATGAAAATCTTTAACAAGTTCATGCCGATTTTTTCTTCCACAGTTGCAGCTTGATGAGATGTCAAACGTAGCTTCAACTCTTTTTCGTCAGTAACTTTCCAAGTTGTGTATTTTAACGCCATTTAATTAACCTCCAATACCGTCTGTAAATTCCAACTCTGACTGCAAAGCAATTTTAAGGGTGAACTCGATAACGGCATTGACACCGCCACCGCCTAACTTAACAGATACTTGACCTTCAAATTTAACCTTAGTCCCGTCTGGATATGTTTGCTCAAAGTAGAGTTTTTTCTTGTCATCCGCTGCCTTACGCAATACACGATAAGGAGCAGTTGCGCTTGAATTATTATAAGAGAACTTGTACTCAAGTTCTCCTACGTCCCCAATACCAAACTCGTACTTCTTAACTTTATCTTCAAGAGTAGTATTTTCTACTTTTTCGAGTTCAATACCAAACTCTGGCACTTCTTTCAATCCAACAAGTTTAGTATAAGTTTCTTTAGATTCGCCATAAGATAGCGTAATTCCATTTGCTAACATGTTTAATTCTCCATTCTAAATTGAAAAACAAGCTCTGAGTCTAAATCAACGACACCTTCAAAGCGCATGACCTTATGTCTCAAATGAGACGGGTCTGGCACGTCTTGGCAGTCGGTTCTTCGCAAACCTAAAGACTCAAAAATCTGATTGATTTTAACAGCTAACTCACTAGTGCTGGTATCATCAAAGATATCCACCTTGTAGCGGATAGAGGATTTTTGTTCCTGGTCATCAAACCAATCACCCGGCTTGTTTTGTTCTTCCAAAAAAATAACGACTGGGAAAGTCTCCCAATCGCTAGGATAAGTATCGGTCACATTATCTGCAACCTTTTGCAATTCTTTATAAATAACAGGCTTGATATTAATCATTTTATTTGTTCTCTTATCTTTCTACGGACATAATTCGAAATATTCTTAGACACACGCTCTTGATTGTCTCTCAAAGCTGGATAAAGATAAGGCTGAGCAGGTTGACCATACATCTTGTAGAACTCCCCAATCTTTTGAAAGTGGTACGGTCCTACATTGATTTGGTCTTCATGCACATACCAAGGATTAGACTTGTAAGTTACGCTGACCTCTGGAGAGATACCCGAATGGTTAGCTTGTCCTATTGGTCCCGTTCCAAACTCAACATAAGGAGCGTATTTAAGGTTGGTGTAAACTTCGCCTATAGCCCTATCTCCGTCCATTTTTGCCCTAGTTTTGATACTAGTTATAAGCTCTCCATCTCTCGCTGGTGCGAGTCTTCTTGCATCTGCTTGGACAACCTTTATAGTAGCATTGTGCACCGCACGTAAGACGATATCCTCGCCAGTTTTTTTACTAGCCAATCGTCTACATTTAGCTATAAGCCTATCTGCCCCTCGTAGCCCTGACACGCTCTAACTCCAAAACTTGATGATGTGTGTAGACCTTTTTAGAAATAACCCTATGAGTCACTTCCGTCTGACTATCGATACACACACCATCTTTTACTTTGATAGTAGCTGACTTGTTGGCATTTGCGTTCAAAATATCATTGACACGCTCGCCATACAATTCAGATTGTAGCTTGCTACTAGCTGGCCACAATTCAAGACGGACTGTCTCAGCTTCCTTGGCATACCCTTCTTTTGCGACACCTTCCTCTGTGACAGTCTTTTCAAACCGTCGCATTGGATAAGGTTTCAGTCTACTCTGCTTCAAAAACATGACCTGCCACCCTTGCTAGCCTGTGCATGCGTATGCGCTGTAAAAGACCCGTAGACAGGCCTTTTTCTCCGTAGACTACTGCTATACCACCCTCGGTTCTAGAACGCTCTCCTTCCGCTCCTGAGCGGTTGTGGAGCTCGATAGCAACCTCAGGTATCAAAAGACTTAAAGCAGGTGTCAAAGATGTGCGATTAGTCTCTGACAAGATAAGATTTGTAGCTCTTGTTTGGAGCAACATGAGAAGCTGAGTATCTTCTTCGCCTGTTAATTTCTTCAGCAACTCTATAGACATATCAATCCTCTTCTAAGAACTCAGGTTCAGGGAGGATTTTCTCAAGAACATCTGAGATAGCGACACCGTTGCTGGCAATATTGTCAGCCAGCTCAGCATAGCGCTCCTCAGTAATCTCAAGTTCCTCTCCTGCCAGTCGTTTCACATTTGATTCCCAATCATAGAAATCTTGTTTGATTTTAAATTTCACTTTTTAGTTCCTCCAAAACTTCTACAATTTCGGCTTTTGTCAACTTATAAGCGCCTGCTACACCTGCTTCTTTCGCTAGATCCTTCAACTCTTCTAGAGTTTTATTCTCTAAATCAGAATACTGGTTAACCTGCTCTTCTTGAATATAATGACGTCGTAGCAATAAACTCATATCGTCACCTCTTACGCGCCACCGAATTTTACAACTCGTGTAGGGTCGTAAAGGTAAACGCCGTAGTGTTCATCACCTGTGATTACGGTAGTCTTCTTCAAGATATCGCGGTCTGTTTCGATAGCCACATCACGTTTAAGCAAGATAACAAAAGCTCCATATTTGTTAGCGTCGTCTGTCTGAGTTTGACTTGGTGACACTTTAACAAGGAAGCCTTTACCTTCATCAACTTTTTTAGAGCGCACGATTTGCACACCATCAACTTCACCGAAGGTTCCAGAAACAACCATATTTGCTCCAAGCTCTGAACCTTTAATCCATTCTTTTGCTACTGCAGTTTTTAGCTTAGTAGCATCTTTAGGGTTGATGATAGCAACATACTGTGCATCTTCTTCGTCCTCAAAGATATCTAGAGCTTTATCGATTGCCTCAAGAGTTGTTGGAGTTTCTGTAATATGTTGTGTTGCAGTTTTAGCTACCGCTACCAAATCATTATCGATCTTGTTGGCAATAGCTAAACCAAGCTGGTAAGTCGCTTGACCTAGTGGGTCACCAAGACCTGACAAAAGAGACTCATCGGTAATTTCATAACCTTTACCTGCTTTTTTGATGGTCATAGTAGTCTTTTTAGTAGTCAATTGGTCTGGCGTAATTGCTTGGCCTTCTTCAATTTCAGTAGCGTCTCCTGCATACTCCCATGCTGGCACTGTTAAAGTGCTACCTGGTTGACCTTCAAGCTTTGTCTCTACATACGCTAGCGGTGTAAATTTAATCAATTTAGGTAATTTAGCGGCTACCATATCCGCCATTACTTCTGGATTAACCATAGTGGCTAATTTAGTTTGTCCTGCTGTCATTTTCTATTATCCTTTCAATTTCTTATAAAGCTCTGGGTTCTTTTGATAGAGCTCATTTCGACTCTGATAACCCATACGAGCAAATTCTTCTTTTGTGATACCGTCACTATCGACTGGCGCTTGTTTCATTGGAGCTCCGCCTTTTAGTTTTTCTTGAACGCCTTTTTGCACGGCTTGCTCCCATGATTTCTGCAATACAGCGACAGACTGCGATACCGTCTCTGCGCTTGTCAAATCAACTACATTTACTAACTCAACAGGTAAGTCACGTTCACTTAACATCGCTTTAGCTTCTGCGGTCAATTCCTTGCGAGCAATGGCCTTTTCACGGTCGGCTAGTTCTTGCTCACGCTGATCTAACTGATATTTCTGTTTCTCATCAGCGTTCATCTTGGCGAGTTTCTTAGCTTCGTTTTCCTTGGCTTCTTGCTCTGATTTCCACTTGGCAAATTTCTTATCGATGATAGCATCGACATCTGCATCCGTGTACTTCTTCTCGTCTTGCGGTTGTGGTGCAGGTTCTGCAGGTACCTTTTGTTCTTCAACCGTTTCGACTTCGACTGTTTGTGTTTCTTCGTTCATTGCGAACCTCCTATTTTTAAAGTCGTCCCCGACTGTATAATTCCATGGCTTTTTTTGTCATCAATGCTCGGACAATATAAAAACCGCATCAAATCTGACACGGTTTATAGCAATTTACAGTGATTTATAGCAGTCTATTCCTGCCAGTCAAGATTCTGGATCACCTCCTAATCTTTAATGGCACGATTTGAAACTTTGGCGTAAACATCCACATAAGTCTCTTTCTTGTCTCCATTATGCGTGATTTCTGCATAATCTCCACAAGTCTCGCTTGATGTAATTTTGTTCGTACTAACAAGAGCTTTCCAATTTTGCAGGGTCTTGCTAAACCAAACTACAAAGCAGTCTTCTGCTTTGATTTCACGACCTGCCAAGCGTGAAAATTCTTGCGATGCCAATTGTTTTGCTTTTTTTAACATTTTACTCCTCCGTTTTTTCGTATGTTTCTGCAAAAATATCCAGCTTGCATGGATAATATTCTCCTTGCACACCTTTGATAATATAATCCCCTTTTTTAGCTACCATATCACCTTCAAGTGTAGCAATCCATATATTCCCAAGTGCATCAAACCAAATCTTATTTTCTGCAAAGTCAATTACCTCTTTATGGTTATTGCCGTTCCACTGCACAGCCTCGACCACTACTGGTTTTTTACGGTATTTCATTCCTCAATCCTTTCTGGGTACGAAAAAAGCACTTAGATTTCTCTAGGTGCTTAAGTAATAAATTGCATTTTTATATTTTTTAACACGCTCGTAGTCTGTATTGGTAACAGATTTCAAACGTGATAAATCTGAGTTATGTTTCAAATCTGCAAGTTTTACAACTCTTGCTAAATTATTTGATTTTACTTTCCCAAGATATTCTTGATAACTTTGACCTTTTTTCTTTGTCAAAATTTGTACCGCTGTAACAACTTCATTTGACAAGCCAGACGCGAATAAATCGGCAGCAGTTATATCGCTATCCTCAATCACATCATGTAAAAGAGCGACAGCTTTTTCTTGTTCAGTGTTGACTTGACTGGCCACATAGAGAGGATGCTGTATGTAATCAACACCCGCTTTATCTACCTGCCCTGCATGTGCTTTTTTAGCGATAGCCAAGGCAATATCAATCATGCCGCTACCATCCTGTCAATATAAGTAAATGCATCATTTTCTGAAATTTCTTCAAAATCCGTAAAGTCATTAAAAAAGATTTTATTAAACCAATCCATGCTATTAACCCACTTTTTTTCAATGTCAAAAACTTGCATGACACCATCAATCAAACGAAGTACTTGAGCATTGTTCGTCGTTGTGCGGTAGTATTTAATATCTTTCATATCACTTCACCCTCTCTATATTTTTAGGAATCTCAAGCCCATTGCTTAAATCAAGCATTTCCTTAAATAATTTCATGCGTTCTAGATCAGATGTATTCGTATCACGATACTTCTCATAGAGTTCATGTAATGAACCATTTTTTAAGTCGAAACTTTCCTGAGTATGATACTGCATTTCAAAGTTGATACCATCTTTTTCAACGACTGTATTCACACCTTTGTATGGTCCATCTACTGGCCAAGTGTTTTTTACTTTTACAATTTTATAACCTTCTGCGATAAGCTTCTGTTTCATCTTCAAATACTCTTCTGTAAAAGTATCGGAATCGAAAATAGTTGTGTACCTTAAGGCGTCATTAATCTTACTCACGGCTTTTGACAAACTTATATTTTCAACTAGGCTATCTGCAATAATTTTACGTGATAATGACTCAACTGTTTTCTTCCTAAATTCAAGACCTGCCAATTTGTTTTCTCCTGCGATACGTTGCATATCACTTGTAATTTTTGGCTCAACTCCTGAAATTTTGGACAATAGTTGTTCGCTATAAAATTTCGCCTTGGCTTCTCTTGTATCTTGATTATACACCTTTTCCCCGTCTTTCGCAACATACTTGCTATACCACTCTTTATAAGTCATATCGGCAGGCACGTACTCAACTTTACCTGTCTCTGGATTCCTTGCTCTGCGCTTCAACTTGCTGTAGTCTGCGTCCTCATCGTATCCGACAGTAGTAGACCTACACCAAGGGTGCATAGGCGGACAATTGACACCAGGGACAGCCTTATCCCTATCATAGACCTGATTGTCATGCTCCTGACAAATGCGTGATGTACGCTTGTCTAAGACGGCCACAAAGATATACTTCTCTATATCCGCTTCCTCATAGTTGAGTAGCTCCATTTGGTTATGAAAAAAGGCTGATTCTGTCCGAACCAAACGCCTTGCATCGTTCTGCCCCACATTGAACCGCTCAGCAATTGCTTGTGCAGTTTCTCGTGTATCTCGGCCTGTCATAAGGCTTATGAGTAATTCATCTTTTATGCTTGATGTAAGCTTCCCTGTATTCTTCCAGATGTTTGTTGAGTACGTACTTCCATCTCCTACCCAACTAAAAGACTGTAGATGTTTAATCTCGCTCTCAGGAAGCCCAGAAAAGCCGTATGCTAGTCCTGTCTGCTGCTGCAGGTCAAAGGTAGCCTTGTAGTAACTATCCTTCATCAGGTCGCTATAAAAGGCGTCTGAGCCTGTCTTTTCTGAATGATAGATAGATTCACGCATACGGTCTAAATCATCACTCAAACGTTCTAGACGCTTCATACGGAAAGAATAAGCCGGACTATCTAAGTCAGCCAGTAGTCTTTGGATATTTGGATCATTCGGTCTCGCTTCAAGTACTTTACGAAGTTCATTCAGATTTTTCTTGTCTTTCATGTTCTTCAAGACTTGTCTAGCTTCTACCTGACTTAGACCATAATCACGTTGGAACTTATCAAAAATCTTATTGACTTCCTTATCCAAGTAAGTCTTGGCTTCCTGATAGACCTTATCGAACTGATCTGCCTGCTTTTCGGCCTTGTCCATCTGCTGGTAAATCAGATTGGCTTTCCTCTTCGCCCAATACTCCTGATTCTTCATCCTCTACCTCGTCTTCGGGTTTCGTGTTGTCTTGGTTAAACATCGGCATGTCTTCCATGTTCTTCTTTTTCTCTTCTTCCAAGGCTTCTAGCTCAGCATCAGGGTCTTCCACAAACGGCAAGAGAGAAATAAGCTGTCTATTCGTCACTTTACCTTCAAGGTTGTTCACGATCTGAGAGATTTCTAACAAGTTCTTAGGCAAACCACGACTGAATTGTGGAACGATTGAATGAGACTCTAAAGCAATCTGCTTCATGCCTAAGTAATGAGCAAAAATCGCAATACGCTGACGCAATCCTCGCTTATAGTTCGCTTCCTTGGTCTTAGTAATCATCTCAAGGCCCATCAGCTTAAATTCCATGGCTACGCCTGATGTATTCCCTGCGAAATTCTCATCAGTCAAATTAGGCACATGGCTAAATGTGTAGATGTCCTCTTTAAGAGCTGTACGCAAGATTTCAGTAGCACTTTCGTCCAGCGTATTCTTCAAGAACTCAGCCCTTGCACTATCGCCCGGCAATTCCAAAAGACCTTCTTCAGAAAGAATCTTCATTGCTACCTTAGCGTCTTCTGGAGTGTCTGCTAACTGCGTGCCATACAAGACAAGGATAGACTCTACAGCCTGTTCCTTATCATTGACACGATTCCCCATCAAGGAATTATAAGCGTCTATCAAGCTAATTTGTTGCTCATAGTCACCAATTGCAAAGTGATTGTTGCGATATTCGATAATTGGGATTTGACCAAGGTTGTGAGGTGTTGCCTCCTCGCTCTGAGTTGTTCCTGAATCTGTACTTCTCAGCACCATGTGATAGTGCAGATTTTCGGTAAAGACCTCAGCCTGGTGCTTGGTAGTGTCTTTCGTATCGTCTTTTACTTCATAGTAATAGACCGCAAACAAGGGCTTCCGCTCAATACTATCATCGTAGACCATGAAAGTATTCTCCGGATCAATACTAGTTGAATCCAACTCAGCCATACCCTCTTTAGCATAGATGTACTCGTAAGCACGACCATAGATAGCCATGTTCAAAGCATTCTGAGCATCTACTTGGTCAATCTCAGCACCATCAAAGGCTGTAAGTAGTTCATCAATATCACCGTCAGCAGTATTGTTATACTTGATAGGATTGCCCATAAAATAGCCCGTAGCCGTGTCTGCGATATCCTTGGCATGATTGGCTACCGTCTTGTAATTCGGTGCGTTCACGTTGCGTCTCGTGTGTTCTAAGATAGCATGCTCACCCAAATAGTAGCTTTTAAGCTTCTTCAAATGCGAGCCTTCAGTGCTATGCATCGTTATCAATTTGTAAATCAGGTCTTTCTTCAAAGAACCCTCATCGTATCCATCCCGTGGATAGGTTAAATATTGGTACATGTCTTTCCTCTCTATAGACCATAATCAGAACGTCTGCGGACGGTTGCTTTTCCACCTTCGATACATTGAAGGCTGTAACGCAAAGCGTCCATCAAGTGGTTGTTTTTATCCTCTGGTTTATTCAACCAGTTGCCTTCTTTATCTCGCTGGTAGCAGTAACTATAAAATTCATCCATGATGTTTTTACAATCTGGATGCACATAAATAGCGTATCCTTGCAATTTGGATACACCTGCCATAATACTATCCTTACCTTTCCGACTCTCTTTTATTCTAGATATGCCATGTTCTGACCTGAGCTCTTCAATCAGTCGTAATTCAGCGCTATCAGCAATGATTTGTGAGCGATGATAACCTTTGTCTTTTATCATCTTCGCAACTTCTTTGGTTATCAATCCGACTTTATACGCCTCATCAAAGACATAAATCTCTTTCGTCGTGTCATTTATCAACGAACAACACAAAGCAGTTGGATCATGAGTAAAACCAAAGTCAAGACCGATACATAATTTATTAGCTGAATCTTGTAGTAATTCATCTTTATTGAAATCCTTGACAGTCACGTTTTCGTAGATTAAACCTTCAGCAACTCCCCATTCGCCATCACAAACGATTCTAGCACGTCTGGGGTTCGTATGATACAAATCCTCATAGCGTTTGATATCGACTTCATCAAGCCACTCATTGCATTTGTAAGTGGTTGTAGTAGCGAATGTGTCAGCCCGTCTCGTCTCTTCATCGAAGAATACACGCTTGAGCCAATGCCTCTCATTCCACGGGTTAAATGTGACTGTGATTTGTTTAAAGAAATCAGGTACATCTAAGCTACCACGGATAGACTCAACAACCGTGCTGAACTTGTCTTCAGTCTCAATTTGATATGCTTCCTCGAACCATGCCCAACAAAGACTGCCGACATCGACCGTGATAGATGTGATTTTGAGTTCATCATCCAAACCACGGAATAGGATTTTTTGACCAGTCGCTTTTATGGTTATTTCAGGCAAAGACTCATTGAATTTGAATTTATGAGCGACCTTTAACTGATTAGCAGCCCACTTAAAATCCGTATAAGTCGATTGCTTGTTCGTATTCGAATATCTACGAATGACAAGCAAGTTAGCCCAAGTATATTTCAAAAGACGGATAACATAATTCAAAGCGGTTGTCTTGGACTTCTTCGAACCACGGGACCCTTTTACAACACGATAAAGATTTCTTGAGCGCCAGAACTGTCCGTACCCAGCTCCTACTGTCTTAGGTAAGTCAACGACAATATCGTTTTGCTTAATCTGGTATGTCTGACTCATTTGCAAACACCACCGTTCCAGAAACGTCTGCCTCTACTTTGTCTGTCCAAAGCCTATGACGTTTTCCTAATAGTTCGGCTGCCTTGATTCTGTCTTTTGCTCCAACATCAATATCCGTAATCGTTTGACCCAATTCTCCGATGCTTATCAAAGTCTGTTCTTGCGTCTCTCCTCGCATTACCGAGGTTAGATAACTAAGGACTTCTTGCTGGTCTGCGATTTTTTCAGAATCAAGCTGTTTCAACCGTTCATCTATATAACTTTTAATCTTAGGATTCTTTAGTAACTTATGTCCTTCAACGCCTGCCACTCTATCACTAGAAACACGATAACCTGCTTTCTTATAGGCTTCCGTCGCATTACCTGAGATGATGTACTCATCTGCAAATCTCTTTTGTTTTATTCTCAATCCACTCAATTTTCCATCACCACCCTTCGAATAATCAAAAAAAGCCACACGATGTGCGACCTTCTTGCAAGGCGACTACTACCTTGCGTGCGTATTAAATTTTGACTTCTTTTTTATTTTTTGTAGTCTTTAAAACCTCTGAGGGAATCAAACCCTCTAGCTTATAACTTATCCGGAATATAATTAGCTACGCAATCATGCGAGGTCCAGTCGCTTCCGCAACCATTTTTAAGTTAATGAGTGATAGGAGTTAATGAGTGATATGTGAATCCCCACCCAGAAGATTTAACTCATTCTGGGACACAAACACTCAAAGGAGAGGGGAGGACTTGAACCTCCAAGGCCATTACAGCCCCCTGACATTACAGGTAACCATCTACCAATTCTGAGACCTCTCTTTTCAATTCTTGATACTACCATTTTATCAGAATTACAAAACTGTGCTAACAAGTATCATTTTTTCCCGTACGGTTTTGTAAAGTTCAATTTAGTTCCATTCTCTCCAAAACCTCATTCAGTTCAGAGATAGCCATATTCCGCCAAGTGTAGAAAGTTGTTCTGCTGATTTCCATTTTGTCACAAATATCATCAACATACATCTTAGTAATGTAAGTCACCCTGAGAATAGACCTGCTCTTTGGATTTTTCAGCTTGTTAATCAACCTACCAAGCTCAAGCTTTCTGTTGATAACCTCTTTAGTATCCTGTTCTATGGCCTCTTTCATCACGACAAGCTGAGTATAGACATCATCAACTTTTCTAGCTTGACCACCTTGGACTTTGACGTCAATCCACTTGGGGCTTGAGAGCAAACCTGCCTCAAGCTCGTTAATTTCATCTATACGGCTTTGAATGTCCATGTCCAGATTCTGCAACTCTTTCAATAGTTCTTTAGCCTTGTTCACTCTCTGTCTCCTTTGTGATATAATAGTCTTATTAGGAATTTAGCCGAGACAGAGAGTGTCTTGGCTTTTTTATCGCACAAATTCGTTGACCAGGTCCCGGATAAAGAACTTCCAATCAGATTCTCTAAACGTCAAGAAACGATCTGTAGTAAAATTTCTAAGTCTTTTATAGAAAAGCATCTTTAGTTGGATTGACTCACCAACACTCAGTAAAATACCGGGGAAGCGATGTACTGAATGCACTCTATTTCCGTATCCAGAAATATCTAAATGTATTAACGTTTCTGGATATATGCGCCCCATACTAGCTTCAACTCCGAACTCAACCTTAACTTCTTCTACAATTGGAACCTCGTTAAAAATTGGTCGTGCAGAAAATATTGGCGACGGGATTTTTTGCATTTTTCCTGAATACGGATATTTTTTTGGTTTCATTCCTTATCCTCCTCCTTATTTTCTAAAACGGCATCCTGTATAAAAGTATTGCCAATTTCATAGTGCTTGTATTCATTTGCTGTCACTTCAAACCTTTCTTCAACTTGCTTATTACCTGTAAATCCTGAAACGACCAGAATGTATTTTCTTTTGGTTCTGGTTGGCACAAGTACCGAACTTTTACCATTAATAACAGGTATGAACGTTGTGTGAGGTTCATCAATGTACTTATCTACCACTGTCCCACTCGAAATCTGGTGACATGCTACGAGTAAGGATGCGAATAAAACAATACATAGGATTTTAAAATATCTCACTCGTTGACCTCCAAAAGCTCTGGGTTTTCGTAGATGTTGCCTATGATTTCCTCATCTTCCATCGTTCTTTCATCTCCTAATCGATTCCTGAGATATTCGTCTCTAACTGACCAAACATTGATTAAATAACCTGTATAACCTTTTTGAGCAGAAGTTTTTAGTTTTTGTTCTAGGTTATATTTCTCAAAATATCGCTCGAACCATTTTGCGTGGCTTTCTGAGCTTAATTGCTGCATTTCATCAAGTAATGTCATTTTAACCTCAATCCTTTATTTTATAATCTTGAAATTCCATAGTATTCATAACCACAATATTCAGAGCAGAAACCGTACGTATTAAAATATCTGTCGAATAAACCAGCTTCGCTATCGCAGACAGGACAATGCGTCCTGTGGTATCTTTCTTCTTTGTTCAGACCGTTCAAAATTTTCTTTTTGCGTTGACGTTTATTCATGAGTTACCTCCAAAAGTTCAGGGTTTTCGTAGACATTGTCGATGATTTCCTCGTCTTCAGTCCACGCATACCCATTTAGCAATCCCTTTATATATATGGAAGGCATTCCGCCTATGAATGTGCCACCGTATTCTTTTTCTAAATATACTTCAACGATAATTTCTCCGATTGCCAAAACTAAGTCTC